ATGCCGCTGTTAAAGCCCTGTATGGCGTTTTGGCCGGAAGTGTAAAGCGTGCCGGCAATATCCAGTGTTCGCACAATCCCGTCCGCCGCGGTTTTGATCACACCCAGGTGTTCCGTAATCCCCCGGGCCATGCCCTGGTCCACATTCGCGCCGATGCCGGCAAACACTTTGGACGGCGACTGGATTTGAAGCTCCTCCTCCACCGTGTCGGTCGTGGTGCTTGCGATCTGCCGGGAGCCTTCCAGAATCAAATCCTCTGTTTCGGAAATACCCTTTGCATAGCCCTCGCCGACACTTCTGCCGATTCCCGGAAAATCCGCCTTACCGATCTGTTTATACAGAGATTCCTCTGTCTGAGTGACAAGCCCTATGATTTCCGGCGAGATATCGGCGCTGCCGAGCGTTGTTTTCAGGGCCTCATTCGCGGTGCCGGCGCCTGCGGCATAGGCGTCGCTGAGTTTCATGATTTCCTCTTCGCTGCCGTTTACAATCGACTGCACATAGCCCGCCGCTTCGGGCCCCGCCTCCATCAGCGTCTGCAAAAGCCCGTCGTCGATGCCCATCTCCGCAAGCATCGCGATGTTTTCCGACCACTGCGCCACCGCCTCCTGGTTATGCAGCAGATTGGCCGTCATATCGTCAATGGTCGTCTCCGACGTGGTTTCGATCCTGCCAAACATATCCGTCGCAGATTCGGCAAGGCTGCCATAAAGCTCCTTGATGCGGTCGATTGCCGCCCGCTGTGTTTCCGCAAGCTCCTGGAACGTGATGCCCTGCTGTGCGCAGCGCGCCTTGATTTCCTCGGATGAAACTCCCCATTGGGCGGCGTAGCCGTCAACGGCCGCCTTGTTTTCCTCCAGCATTTCAAGGTTTTGCAGCGTCCATTCGGAAAAACCGATGCCCTGCGCCTGCATATCGGCGATGATGTCTTCATAGCTGTAATGGTATTCGTCGGCAAGGGCGCGGATGGAGCCTTCCTGCTGCTTCATCAAATCCTGACGCGCCGAATCTTCGGCAGCCTGTATCTCTGTCAGCTTCTGCTCATACTGGGCCATTTCTTCGGAGGTTTCCGTAAAGGTCGTGCCAAGCTCCTCAATTGTGGCTTTCATATCGTTTTTGCGTTCGTTAAACTGCTGATCGCTCATTTCGCCCGCGTCGACCTGCCGCTGCCACTTTTCCATCTCCATCTCAGCCTTGATCATCTCGGTCTGAACATCGGCCATTTGCCGGTTCAGCTCGGTCATGTGCTCACCCAGCGCCGTTTTTCTCGCTGCCTGCTCCGAGGCGGAAATATACGCGTCAATCTCGCCGGATGTCTGGGAAAGCGCGCCGGTGCTCTCGTCAAAGGTCAGGTTCAGACCCTCGCAGGACTCATTGAGCATCTGCACCTTTGCCCGCATTTTCGCGGCGCTTTCGGCACTGCCGTCATAATCCGCGGCGGCCTGCCTGACCGCATCGGCCATGCTGCGGATCGTGGCGGCGCTTCCCTGAGCGGCCGCGTCGTTTTGCCGGTAACTGTCGGTGCCTTCCTTAATACTGTTTTTTAGCTCATCGTTTTTTTCTTTGTACTCCTCAATGGTTTCCCCGGCAGCGTTATAGGCCGCATTGCTTTTATTCATCCAGGATACCAAAGCAATAATTCCCACCACAAGCGCGCCCACAACCGCGATTACAACACCAATACCACTTCCAAGCAACGCAAGTGCCGCGTTTAAAACACCGGTAGCCACCGCCCATACATTGGCCGCAACCGCCGCCGCCTTTTCGGCGATGGTATGGATATTGATGGCGCCCGTGGAAATTCCCGTGGTAATCACCTGTGCTTTTTGGGCCATTTCACTTAGCAGGGTACTGTTTGTCAATATGTCCACCGCTTTTTTTGCAGTCGAAATCGCACCCGTCACTTCAACAAACGCGTTGCAGCCGGTTTTCACAGCGCCAAACGCGGACGCAACCGCATCCATTCCCTGACTAAAATTGTTTGAAATGCCCAACGCCTTCGCAAGTGAGCCGCTGAACTGCCCGATAGCACTCATCGTCTTCTGGCTTGCGCCGCTGATTTTTCCCATTGCGGAAGCTATTTCATTCATGTCGCCGAGCAGGCTATTTTTTGCGGCCTTAACCGCTTCCGCCGAATAATTTTCCGGCATATTGATGTACACCTCCATTTAACATAAAATTGAATCCCCTCACCCCGAGGGGGTTTCCTTTTTCCCATTCGCCCTGCGCACAAGCTCCTGGAACCGCTTCTCCTCCTCGCTCACCTTCGGCTTGGGCGCGCCGATCCTGCAGAAATCCTCAAAGCTTCTGAAATACGGCACGATGCTTTTCCCCTGCTTCTTCGTGGCCGCGGCCTGCCGGTTCAGCCAGGCGTGCATGTGGATTTCCCGCAATTCGTCCTCCTTTTGCAGCCGCACCGATTCCATCATCATGGCGTACTGCCCGAGCGTGGTTCTGCCTAGTACGGTTCGGTCGTAAATCCGGCAGTAGCGCATGATGTTCAGCTTGATTTCGTCGATGCCGATTTCTTCCTGCGGCTGCTCGGAAGCTTCCTTGTCGCTTCCTGCATCTGCGTTTCCACCGTCTGCACCATACGGCGGGTGGCGTGTGCTGTCCGCAATGCTTCCAAAAAATCCTCAAACAGCACCTCGTAATCCGCTTCCGTTTCCAGAAAATCCTTGATTTCCTTTGTGCCGGGCCCCGTCTGCTCGGTGATGGTGCCTGCCTTGATCATGTGCAGCAGCGCCACGGGGTTCTGCATGTAAAGCTCTGTAAGCGCCAGGTTGATTCCCTGGGAGATTTTTACGCCGTTTTGCTCGATATAGTAAATGCGGTTCAGATAGTCGATGCAGTCGAGGCCTATATGAATCGGATATTCTTTTCCGTTAATCGTCACATGCATTCTGATTTCTCCTTTTAAAATTTTGGGGGCCTTCCGGCCCCCGTTTTTTGCCGTTTTTCCGGCTGTAAAAAAGCCGGGTTCCGTTTTAGGGGGTTGTCTGTACGGTGGTGTCGGCAAACGCATACTGTACAACCTGCGCCTGGTCGGCTGAAAGGGTCGCATAGCCCTTAACGCCGCTGCCGTTCATCGTTGTGGCCAGCGTGATTTCCACGTTTCCGTCCGATGTGGCGGTTTCGTTCCACTCTGTCAGATAGCCCTGTATATAGGTCGCCGGGTATTTCCCGTCGCCCTGGGAGCCGTCCTCAATGGGAGCGGTTTTGTTGATGTCCCAAAACTCGATGAGCTCGCCCTTGTGATAGGCATCCTCCAGCTTTTCGCGGGTCACATCCTGCGTGGCCATGATGGACGTCAGGGAGTACGCAACGGTCTCTTCGCTGAGGGATGCGATGTTGCCGTCCTTTGTCGCGACGGAATTGCTCTCCCTGGAGCTGGTTTTTTCATGCTGCGTCTGGAATGCCAGACGGCCGGCCTCCTCGCTGTCCTGCAGGGAAATCGGGCGCATCAGAATGATTCGGTTGATACCTTTTACTGCCTCTGCCATGTGACTCTCTCCTTTTGTATGTAAAATATATTTTCGCTCGGCCTTTTATGACCAAAGCCTTTGAATGGTGCTGCGGCCTCCCTTAACGGGAGGCCTTTGCAGCAGCGGACAGGGACGCCTTTTACCGGCGCTACCTCAGCGGTAGGGCGCCGAATGTGCGTGCCATACGGGACGACAGGCCGCAAATCCGGCCGCTGATAAACCGTGCATATTAAAATTTTCCACGTGTCAAGCAGCCGTTGCGGCCCTTCCCTATCCCGGTTTTTACTGTAACACAGTCCGGCATGGACATAAAAGGACGTCTTTTCTGTTTCTGTGAACGCCGTGCCTCACAAAGGCAGCTGCTGCAGCGCCCGATTGTGTAGCCTTGTGACATGGCGGGTTGTATATTTCATTTCCGCCGCAACCTTCTCCCAGGTGTGCCCGGCAATGTAGCGGTATTTCAGTACCCGGCGCAGTACCGGGTTGCCAAGCCGGGCAATCGCCTTCTCGGTTTCCATGCGAACCCGCATCAGCTGCTCCATGCGCCGGTCCAGCCGCTTCTCAAACTGCGCGATCTGCTCCACGGCGAGCCGCGTATGGTTCCCGGCGCGGCTATCCTCCGGCATATTTGAAATGACGGCCGTCAGCTTCATCGCCCTTTTCCGCCATTCGCACAGCTCTTCCCCAATTTGTCGGATGTCGGCGTCCAGTACCTGATATCGCCGCAAATACTCTTTCTTTTCCTGTATGGTCATGGCTTCTCCTTTGTCTTTTCGGCTCCTGTTTGATAAAATTGCGCCTTTGTCACGGCAGCTCTTCGATGGGACTGAAAAACATCAGCTCCTCCAGCTCGCCGACGGAGTAAGAGGGCTCCCTTTTTTTCGGCTCCCGCTCATAGCGCGCAAGCACCCAGCTGAGTATCGCCCGGTAGTCGGACTGGTACCGCTTGCCGCTTGAACCCTTGTAATCATCCAGAATCTCAATGCAGCGCCGCGCGCCGGCCTTGCCCGCCCGCTCCTCCAGTGACCGGTATTCCTTTTCACTCAGTCTGACAAATTCACCGTAACATTTCTTTTCTTCCCTTTTTGCCTTTTTACCTTCTTCTTCTGACGGTTTGCCCCCGCGTTGCCCTTCGTCCGCCCTTTCGCTGCCCTTCATTTGCCCGTTCTCCGCCTCCTGAAAAACGCCGTACCGAACGATGCGGATCACCGAAAAACGTTTTGTCGCGTCGACTGCCACCTCACCCGTGGACTGCAAATGCTTCAGCGCCGTGCGCACGCATTTTACCGACATCCCAAGCTCCGCCGCAAGGCCCTTCA